GGGTGCGGGGGCGTGGCTCCGGGTGGGGCCGGCGGCGTGGGCGGGGGCGCGGGCGGGGGCCAGGGCGCGGGCGGGGGCGAGGGCGGGGGCGAGGGCCAGGGCGCGGGCTGGGGCGAGGGCGAGGGCGCGTGACAGAGCAATGACGTCCGACGAAATGACCACAGCCCACGCGCGCATCGACGGCTTCCTGCGCCTGCGCGACGTCCTGCGCATCATCCCAGTCAGCCGGTCAACGTGGTATGAGGGTATCAAGGCCGGCCGGTTCCCGCGTCAGGTGCGCATCATTGGCGACCTTGTGGCGTGGCGGGTGTCGGACATTCGGGCGCTGGTGGATCGGATCAACGCGGAAAATGAAGAACGGAGAAAACAATGAACAACAAGGAATTGAGACGGCAGAAGCGCAAGGCTCGAAACTCGGCGCGCAGCGTGGTCCGCACGATACTGCGCACGAAGGCCGGCAAGGTCAAGACCGGACGAGGCCCGCGAACGTAAATGAAAAACCCGCCGGTTGAGCGGCGGGTCAGTCAAGGGGCCGGCAAGTTTCCCCGCCGTCGGCCTCAGTGTGGCAGAGGGGACGACCAAAGTCAAGGAGGCGCAAGCAACATGATGTATTACGACAAGAAGGGCGAGTTGATCGAGGTCATTCAGGGCATCGGCAAGCCACCGTGTTTTTTCACCGGCCGTGGTGGACGGCGCGTCAAGTCGAAGTTCTTGCCGGTTCGAGGATCACGGAAATTGGCTCAAACCGACCTCGACAATTACGCGAAGTCGCATGGGCTTGAGAAGGCGACTGACGAATGATGACGCAGCGATTCGACCAAGCCCCGGATGTCCCGACCAGTGACCCCAACGTCGACCGCGCAGCTTTGCGTGAACTGCAGGCGCTCACCGACTGCGAGGTGATGGAGCTTGTCGCCGAGATCACGCACGGCGAGGCCATGGACACGATCATCAATGAGTGCCGAGATGAGCGTCAGCGCAACGAAGCAGTGTGTGCCATCGTCAGTCGCATCCTCCTGCTCGCAGGCGTCAGCAAGATCCTCGTCGACCACGTCGTTACCTGCGTCAATCTCTCTTTCGAAGTCACGAAGCAAGCAAACCGAATGCTGGCAAAGAATGCCGAGGCGTTCGCAAAGGACAACAAATCATGAGCAACACCGAAACCAATCTTCCGTCGGCAGACGTCAATACAACGCAAGTCGCGAACTGGATCGCCCCCAACAACATTCAACAGGGTCTTCAGTTGGCCGAGATGATGGCGAAGGCCAAGTTGATCCCGGAGCATCTGCGCGGTGACCCGGGGTCGTGCCTGCTCGTGCTCGAGCAAGCCAGTCGCTGGCGTATGAGCCCGTTCGCGGTCGCTCAATGCACGGCCGTGGTTCGCGGCAAACTGTGCTTCGAGGGCAAGCTCGTAGCCGCAGTCCTCGCCGCAAGCGGGGCCATCGTCGGTCGACTGTCCTACGAGTTCAGCGGCGACGGTCCGAAGCGCACCATCAAGGTCACCGGGCTGCAGCGTGGCGAGAAGAAGCCCGTGAGCATCACCGGGAACGTCGAGAACTGGCTGACTCGCGACAAGGACGGCAAGGTCAATCAGCCGTGGCAGCGAGATCCAGACTCGATGTTGATCTACCGCGGGACGCGTCAGTGGGCACGCATCTACGCCCCCGAGGCCATGCTCGGCGTCTACACCAATGACGAGGTCGAGCACGAGACGCTTGACGCTGGGTCGATCGATGTCACGGTTGCCGCCCCGAAGCCGGCCGACGTGAAGCCCGTTGTCGAGAAGTCCGCCACTGTCGCGCCAACGTCCGATGAACCTCCGGCCGCCGACAAGACGCAGCCCGAGAACAAGCCAGGCTCACACCCAGCCCTCACCGCTGCGCGAACGCTGTTCAAGACGCTCGGCAACGGTCGCGGCAAGGCCGTAATGGATCGGCTGTCAGCGCTTTATGGTGCCAAGACTCCGAGCGCGATCGCGGTTGGACAACTCGACCACTTCGGGAACGATGTGGCAGCACTGGCAGCAAACATCGACGGCATTGATGGCCTCCTGAAGCAGTGGGAGGAGGAAGCCGCGGATATGGCCAACGCCCAAGGCGAGGCCGACAACGCTCGGGAGTCCGGGCAATGATAGAGAAACTGATGCCGATCGTCGTCGCCAACACCCTTCCCGCTGAGATCTTGGCGCTGTCGCAACAGACGCTCGCCGAGGTCGCCGAACTGACGAAGGCCGCCCGAGAGATCGACGTGAAGGATGCCGGCAGCCTCGAGGTAGGAAACACGATCTTCCGCCAGGTCGACCAACTTGCGAAGGCCATCAGTGCCGGCCGTCTCGAGGTGACGCGCCCGATCGATGCGCTGAAGAAGGCCATCATTGCCGCCGAGGAGAAGGCGACCGAGCCGCTGCTCGAAGCGAAAGCCGATCTTGGCAAGCGTATCATCGCGTGCCAGAAGGAACTGGAGCGGCAACGCCTCGAAGCCGAGCAGGCTGCACGCGAAGAGGCGGAACGAAAGGCGGCCGAGGAACGGCAGCGCTTGGAGGCCGAGCGTCAGGCCAAGATCGCCCAGCAGGAAGCGGAGCGCAAGGCCGCAGAAGACGCGGCGCGCGCCGAGGCCGCGATGTTCGGAGAAGATCATGAAGCAGCCGTGGCAAAGCTGCCGCCGGTCGAAGTCATCCCGCCCGTTGTCGTCGTTCCGATTGTCGAGCTTCCGCCCGCCGCTAATCCGCTGCCGAAGTCGGCCGTCAGAACCACTCGCCGACAAAAGCTCGTCATCGATGATGTCGACTTGATCCCGACCGTGCTCGCCAATGTCCGTCTCTTGATTCCTGACGAGAAGACGATCGAGAAACTCATGAAGGCTGGCGTGGAGGTTCCCGGCGTTCGCCTCGTCGACATTGAGACGATATGCGCCGCTTCGACGAGGTCGAAATGAATATCAAGGATAGGTTGTTGTCACAGGCGAACGTCATCGGTCCTGGCGAATGCTGGGTGAAAAAGACAATGCGAGGAGTCGATCGGTGGGGATACTGGAGATTGAACACTCTCGGGAAGACAACAAAGGCTCATCGGATTGCTTACGAGTTGTTCATTGGGCAGATACCATCCGGAATGTGTGTGTGTCATCGATGTGACAATGGCTCTTGCATAAATCCTTCCCACCTGTTTCTTGGGACTTTTGGCGACAACAACCGAGATCGTCATTCAAAAGGCAGGGATGGTTTCATGCCGCATTCAGGAGAAGAGAATGGCTGCGCGAAGCTTACCGAAGAACAAGTAAGGCGTATTCGCGAGTCGTGTCGATCTGGTTTGTCGCAGGCCAAGACCGCCGTTCTGTTTGGCGTGTCTCAATCCAATGTCTGGATGATCGTGTCTGGCAAGACATGGAGGAGCGTGCGATGATCGACGTCCGCCCGTGGATTCGCCCGTCGAGCCTTCCCGGTGACGAGATTTGTCCAGGGCGGCCGACGATGCAGGCGCGCGCGGTGCAGATCTGTCCGGATATCGCCTACATCACGCATCATCAAGCAGAGCAGGGAACGCTCGGTCACGCGGTCGTCGCTCAAACCCTGTCCCTGATGTATCACGGCCCCGACGGCAGCATGGATCAAGCGACAGCGCTCGGCAAGATGCGCTTCGCTCTGGACGGACTCGAGGAGTGGACGGCGGACGCTACGCGACGATGCGTGGCCTACGCCGTGGCCCTCGTTGATCGCGAGGTCAGCGCCGGGTATCGCGTCCAGATCAACGTTGAAATGCACCTGGCCGGAAAGGGTATCGACATCGCCAGGGGCGGTACTGCCGACGTGCTAATCGTCTCGTGCGACAACAACGGCGTGATCCGGCGCGTTGTGATCCAGGACCATAAGCTAGGTTGGCTCGACCAGGGCCACGCGTCTGAGCATTTGCAGCTAGCGGCCTACGCGGTCATGGCGTTCGACAAGTATCTGCCGTCCGATGACATCGAAATTCACCTGGCTCAGGGAAGGCGTCGTGACTTCACCGCCGCCACGTTCGACCACGATGCAATCGGCAAGACGCGGCAGCGCATCAAGAATGTTGTTTCGGCAGCCAGTCAAACCGATGCCGTTCTAGTTCCGTCAATCGAATCATGCCGCTACTGCAAGGCCCTGTGTCTGTGTCGGGCGGCAAGGGAGTTCATTATGCAGGCAAACGAAGAGATGGCCATGTTCGGTGTCGGACCCGAGGACCGCGTGAAGCTTTCCGAGGCGGCAAGCATGGCCCGGCGATTCGCCGAAGAGGCCGGCTTGTTGGCCAAGGAGTGGGTGCGCGGCGTTCAGGCCGACCAGGCGTGCAAGCGCTTCGAGGAGGAGGGCAAGTGATCTCGTTCTTTGTTCGTGGTCGGCCGGTTCCGCAGGGTAGCAAGCAATACTTCGTCAATCGCTACACGGGACGTGCGCAGGGTCGGGAAGCGAACCCGAAGACCGCATCCTGGCGGGCAGATGTGCGCGCAAAGGCCGAGGAAGAAATGATGTTCTCACAACTGATCACGGGCGGGGTGAAGGTATCGATCAAGTTCGTCTTCGATCGCCCGCGATCGCACTTCGGATCAGGAAAGAACTGTCTGGTTCTACGCCACGACGCTCCGAAGAAGCACATTCAGAAACCAGACGCCGACAAACTGGCCCGTGCCGTTCTCGATGCCATCACATCGGTCATCATCGCGGACGATCAGCGGGTGCATACGTTGTGCGTCAAGAAACGATGGGCGAATACTCCCGACCATGTCGGTGCGTTCATCGTTGTCGAAGAGAAAGACGAGGAGGAAGAAGACGAATGAGCAGGGCGAAACAACACAATAACGACACCGGAACCGCGGACAACTCGGCCGAGGTCAACGCCGCGATCTCCAACACCGACGCCGGCAAGGAAATGGAAAAGACGCGCTTCAGCGTCGAGAAAGAGGGCGAGTGCTGGCGAATCAAGGACGCGACCACCGGGAAGTTCGTCGCCATCAACCCGTTCAAGAAGTATCACGAGGCACGAGACAAAGCCTGCGACATGAGCCAGCGGTCGCTCAACAAGCCGGTGCGCAAGACGACCCAGCACCTGCGCATCAAGTTCTCTGGCGCCGAGATCGAGCACAAGGCCCAGCAGTTGGCCCAGCACTGCCAGGATCTCGGGCGCGTCGACTCCGAGCAGAAGTCGGCCAACAAGCAGTTCACGGCGCGCAAGGCCGCGGCACAGTCGCAGATCGACCTGTTGACCGAGGAGATCTCCTCCGGTCATCGCACGGGCATGGTCGACTGCGAGTGGAGGCTCAACACCCCGGTCGACGGTCAGAAGACGCTCGTGCGTCTCGACAATCAGCAGACCGAACGCATCGAGGGAATGACCGACGCAGATCGGCAGGGCGTGTTCGAGGACATCCTCGGTACGGTCGAGAAGACCGTCGAGCAGAAGGGAGTCGGCGAGATCGACCATGACCAGGTCGACGAAACCGACGTTGAGCACGGCGACGGATCCAACGACGAGTGACGCACATCGTCACGGCCGAGAATCCATCGTGCGGTCATCACGGCTACACGGTGGATCTCGGGCCGGACTCGATCGTGATCACCTGCGACACCTGCATGGCCAGGTCGAAGAACCTGCACTTCACGAAGGAGGACGAACAATGATCAACCCCACCTGCGGATCCTGCGTGTTCCGCGTTTCCAGCGGAAAGAGACTGCCCCGCGTGTGCCAGCATGACGGGCTCTCCGCAGTCGGCGGGCATCCGTGCCGGATGGGCAAGTGGTCGCCTCGGTCGCCGCGACGCGATCTTCCGTTCTCTGACCGTCTGCGCCGTTCTCCGGAGATGCGCAGCGAATTGCTGTAGGAGCATCCAACATGGCGAGAAACGTCGGTAACTGGCTGCGGTGGTGGGTCGGAACGGTGAGCGACCCCAAGCTCGCGGCCGTTGCTCTTCTTGCGAAGCAGTCGAGGGCCAACGTCGTTGCAGTGTGGTCATGCGTGCTCGAGCGCGGATGGTGTGCTGACGATCGTGGCAGGCCGACAGAGTTGCCGGCCGACGAGTTCGCGGCGTGCCTGGACCTTCCCATTGAGTCGGTAGAGGCTGTTCTCGAAGCGATGCGCGCGAAGCGCATGCTCGATGGAACGTCTATCGCCAACTGGGACAAGCGCAACCCAGAGCGCGAGGACGAAGACGCGGCCGAACGAAAACGTCGGCAGCGCGACCGGTCAAGAATTGTCACGCAAGGTCACGAAGTGTCACACAATGTCACGCAAGGTCACGAAGTGTCACACAATGTCACGCAAGGTCACGAAGTGTCACACAATGTCACGCAAGGTCACGCACCAGATGCAGATGCAGAGACAGATGCAGATACAGAAGCAGAGGTTAACTTAAGAGTTGATGAGGGCGAATCGGCGCAAGCGCCGTCGCCCCAACCTGCAAAAAAATCTCCTGCTCGAAAGTCTGTCGACGACGAAGAGTGGATTCGCTCTGTCGAGAAGTCGGACGCATACCGAGACATCGACGTCAGGTCAGTGTTGTCGAAGATGATCGTCTGGTGCGAGACACGCCGACAGAAGCCGTCGAGGCAGCGCCTATTGAACTGGCTGAACAGGGAGCACAGGCCGCTCGGGTCGAGTTCGGCAACAAAGTCTGGGATCGAGCTATTCAAGGAAGAGACGGAGAAGATCAATGCAGCTAACGCGAGACGAGTTCGTGGCCCTGATGGAGAAGAAGCTGATGCCGTGCTTCCCGACAATCCAGCGCGCCCCAGTGGAGACGCTTGACGCTTGGTATGAGATCCTTGCCGATCTTGATTCCGAAGCAGTTCGCAGGGCAGTCAAGATCATCCAGCGTGATGTCTCGACGATCTACCCATCGACGAACATCGCCGCTCTGATCAGGACGCACGCAACACCGACGATCACGGTATCGACTGTCCACGACGCCCTGATGCGTGCCCACGCGCTGCTTTCGCAGTGTGGCGGTGACCCGTTCGGATATCTGCGCCGTGTCTCTCCGCGACTTCTCGAGATGGCAAAGAACGCGAGCTTCTTCGACCGCGACCAGTCGACGACGGACGTGTCGATCGCCGCGAACCGGATTGCCAAGGCCTACGTCGAGAAGCGCGATAACGCGAAGAAGGGCGTGCGCGACCCCGAACCTGTTCCGTCCTCGAGACAGTTGCCGCCGGCGCCGAAGTTCAACCCTCTCGAACCGATGACAGACGAGCAGTCAGCGAAAGGCCGAGAGAACTGTCAGAAGATTCTCGCCATGTTGCGCGGTGACAAGAACGTGTCGGCGTCGAGTCGTCCTGAGCAACAGCAGTTCGATCCTGAAAAGCTGGGGTGGTGATTTCATGACCTACCGACCCATAACCGACGTCTGGATTCTCGGCCGCGCGAAATACAAAGACGGAGTCAAGCGGTACGGCGGATACCTTGGTGGGTTCCCGGAGCGAGCCCGCGGTCTTCTCGGTGCCGGCATCAACGATGCGGTATTGCACGTTTGCGGAGGCAAGGCGCGGCAGTATCCATACCGAGGCGGGTTTGGGCCGAACGACAGGACTCTCGACATGGACGAGTCAGTGGCCCCTGATTTCATGCAGGACGCGCGGAGCCCGTGGCCGCTATTCGAGACCGGAAACAACGACATGAAATGGGACCACATTCTCATCGATCCGCCGTACAGCCCAGAGGACGCGAGGCGATACCCGCCTGGCGCAGAGACATATCCGACGCCTGAACAGCTTCTGAAGCGCGCTGTCGAGGTTCTCGCTCCTGGAGGTCGCGTCGGAATCATTCACTACCTGTGGCCGCGACCGGTGCCCGGGCTGTCGAAAGAGATTGCGGTTGTCGCGGTCGGCACAGGGCGGCAGTCGCGAGCCAGGTGGTTCACGGTGTTCGAGAAGGTGGCGACATGAAGCGAGACCGCGAAGTCGAAGGGATCGAGCGTGCAATCAAGCGATGGCGAGCGCTGCGACAGATCGGCGTGCGCATCGGCGAGCCGTTTACCTCGCTGGTTGCGGCGATAGCGTGGGGCACAACGCGGTCGTGCGCGGCGAACTGGCTGGCGTTGCTGGTCAGTCACAAACTCGTCAGCCGGCGCGGTGACGGAACATGGAGATTGGAGGCAAGGACGTGAACAAGAGGACATTCGCCGCACACATCGCAACTCTCCTTGGCAGAGCCGAGCGAGGCTCGCGTCTTAGCACGCGAGCGTGCGCTTACCTGCTTGGAGTCAGTGCAAAGTGGGCGGCCGACATCATGAACGAGGCGGCAAGGCTCAGATTTGTCGACAAGGTATACCAGCCTGACGGACGGCTGACGTGGGTGGTGATCGTATGATTATCGGGCTAACTGGAAACGCCCGTGTCGGCAAGGACACTGCCGCGCGCGGATTGACCGGCTGGATTCGGCGCGCATTCGCGGACGAGTTGAAGCGCGAGGTCGCCGCGTTTGCGTTGTCGGCATACAAGATCATGGCGCTGAACTGCACTCCAGAACAGAAAGAACTGATCCGGTGGCTCATGGTTGGACACGGGCGCACCATGCGCGCGATTGACCCGCAATACTGGATCGGTCACGTTGAGGCGTCGATGCAGATGGTCGACAACGCACCGTTGGTGGGCAAGATGTGTAGCCTCGTGCCTATCAAAGCTAACTTTGTCGTCACCGACGTGCGATACCGCAACGAGGCCGAGTGGGTCGAGTCCAAAGGTGGGCGGACTATCATGATAGTGCGGCATGGATACGGGCCGGCGAACGAAACAGAGGCGCAGTCAATTGGCGAGTTGATCGCGAGTGGGCTTGTGTCGGCGACTATCGACAACGACGGAACGATCGAGGAATTGCACGAGAAGACTAGAGCGGAGGTGCTGCGATGAAACAGAGTGATATCGACAGCACAGCAGCAAAGAGTTGCTCGGAGCATGGGATGGCGATGAGTGACATCGTGACGAGGCTGCGTGGCGATCCAGACTTCATCGATGCCAAGGAGGCCGCAGACGAGATCGAGCGACTGCGCGACGAACACGCGCAGGCCATGACGCACCTCGCCGCTGCGCTCAATGAGAACCAGCGGTTGAAGCGCCGAGACGCGAACGTGCGCATCGCCGCCAGTGAGGTGTGCGATGCGTATGAACGAATGTATCGCGCACAGGTTGACAGTTCTATGCCCGAACTTCTTGGAAAAATGGACACAGTTGACGCCTCCGTCCGCGCACTGTCGGACGCGATTGGGAGGGAACCGAGATGAACATCATTGACAGACTCGTCGGATCCGCAAGAGGCGCGGAGAAAGTCGGTTGGAGACAAATGACAAATAAAATCAGAATCACAAAATCAAGCACAGCGGACACAAGAACTTGCGATTGGGCGAACGTGACACAGGACATGCTGCGTGAATCGAGCGAGAAGCACATCGATGACGTTCGGCGAGGAATTGAATTGCTTCGCGATCTACTGTTGATCGCAGGAAAGAACCACGACCGCACGAAGTTGTCGCACATCAACGAGTTTTTTGCAGACTTCAAGACGGGGTTCAAGAATACGGAGTGGTGGATCATGCACCAGCGCGAGGAGCGCCACCACTTCAGCAATGCGGAGTTCGTGCGAGACGACGTGAATCTTATTGACGTTCTCGAACAGATCACTGACGGGGTGATGGCTGGCATGGCGAGGAGTGGTCAATACCGGTGCGAGCCACCAACGGCAGAGCTTTTGCGGAAGGCTTACGACAACACGGCAAAGATGCTGGTCGATTGCGTTGTGGTCGTGTCTGATGCATAGGTTCGCGGGCCGGTGAGGCTGGCCAGAAGGCCAACGAGGAGGATAAGAGATGATATGTAACTACTGTAGCGCACTGTTCGACGAGAGCCGTCCGCATTACTGCATCGCGGGCCGAGACTTCCTGATGTCCGAGATCAAGCGGCTTCGCGCCATCATCCGCGAATTTCGCGCACAGCACGACCTAGACCGCACGGCAGATGCGTGCGAGGCGCGGAAGTGCAAATGCGGCCTGTGCAAGCGGGCCGACAAGGAGGTTCCGAGGTGATCCGAATCGAGACGAACAAACGGTATTCGTGGGGCCACGTCGATATCACAGTGTCTCACGAAAGCACGATTATCAACGGATCGTGTGTCGCTAACGATGCCGAGAAACAAGCTCACGAATTACTGTCTGCGGGTGTGGCGTGCCTTGAATACGCGGGTATGCCGCCGGAGCAGATTTCCGCGCGTGTGTCGCAGGAAATCACCGACGAGGTCAAGATGCACATCGCTGCTGGGCTAGACGCCGATACGCTGCGTGATTTGCTGGCCGACAAGGAGGTGCCCTACGACGACAACGAATCGGACGAGAAAGAGATCGCCCGCCTCACCGCCGAGGTGGCGCGGATCAACGCCGAGAACCGGCGGCTTACGGACGAGGCACTGACAGATATTGAAAGCTTGGAGGCCGCCGAGCGGGAACGCGACGAGGCGCGGGCAGAGGTGGCAGATATGCGCCGACTGCTCGACAACGAGCGGAGATTGTGCGGTATGCGGACAGACGAGGCGAACAGTATCCGGCAGCGCCACGCCGCGCTAGTCGAGGCGGCGAGGGATGTGATGACGCCGAGCGCCGAGTGGGGCCGCACCGAGATGGATGCCGCGAACACGCGCCTGCGGGCGCTGCTGGAGAAGGAGACCCCCAATGGTTGACACCCTGCTGCCGTGCCCACTTTGCGGAGGACAAGCAAAGATCTACAGGAACGACTGCGACGGTAGGCGCATACGCTGCACTCAATGCGCTTTGACCACCGAATGGTTCATCGCGCGCGAGGATGCGGCTATTGCATGGAATGAGCGACCTCCGCACCCCGACACCGCATGGCGTGAGGCCATCGAGGAGGAGTGCACGGTCGCAGAGATCGGCTGGGTAGACGATCCCGTGGTATCGCTGCGAAACCTGATCGACTGGCACGTCAAGGTGTCGCTCGATCCGGCGGTGTCGTCTGATGCGCAGGCGTTGATGCAGCGTGGACGCGCCGATGCCGAAGCCGAGTTGAAGCGGCTGCTCGAAATCGAACGGATGCGTGTGGTCGCCTGCATGACCGTCGCATCGGCCAACACCCGCGAGTCCGCTGCAAGAGCGCGAGAAATGCACGACGATTACAAATGCGCTGCCGTCAATGACGTAGCCGCTGTTGTGGACCGCGAGATGGCCTTGCGCGACGAGTTGGAGCGGCTGCGGGCGGCGGTGCGCCGTATGTTTTCGGCTGACATTCTCGGCATTTGGGAACACGATGGAAAACACTACGTTTCTACTCCAGACGACGGAGACAGCATGGAGCTTACGACAGCCGAACTCGACGCCCTGCGGCGGGCGGTGGAGGTGGGGAGATGACACAAGCCAAACCATTTTTCCGCGCCTTCGACGACATCGAAGGATACCCGGTCCTGATCTATTCGGAACCTGACGGGTAAGACGAAGCCATTGTTCGAATCATCGTTGACATGCAGGTAGCGCAGGTCGGAACAAGCTTCGATGGAAACGCTCATAGCAGGGCCATCGAGAAAATACACGGTATGCCAATGGATATGCTCAAGGACACCATCAGCAACGTCGTTGCGTCGGCCCGCGAACATGGGGTTATCGAATAATGCCGAGACTGAAACCCGTTGCTTTGCACCAGTGGCCGAACGGCATGTCCATCGCATCTCGTGTATTTACGCGCAGCAAGAACGGCGAACCGTCCGACGTTATCGAACTCACCATCAAACCCGCGCGTGGCCGTGGAGATACCGGCGTGTGGCACCTCAACGTCGTGGATGCCCTGGCGATCATCCATTGCCTGAGCACGGCGGCAACACAGGCCATCATCAACGGCGCGCCGGTCGAGCCGGAAAGGTAGCGCCGTGAAAACCGTCAACATGGCCCTGCGCCTGTCCGAAATCGCGCGGTCGTTATGCGTCAGCGAGCAGGAAGCATTCGCTCGCCTGCGTGACGGCCGCGGGCGGCGGTGGCTTTCGTCCATCAGACGGGAATGAGCATCGAAAAGGTGATTGCTGTTCTGGAGTCAGGAGATTGTGACGAACGACTGGCCGACGCCCTGCGGCGGGCGGTGGAGGCGAAGAAAGGGAACAACAATGCTTCTTTATCTGCTGAACGATGCTGTGGGTCTGGTTCTTGGCTGGAAGCTCTGCATCAACTGCGGAAAGAAGGTGCGCGCAGACATCACCAAGACGACTCGGTGCCCGGTGTGCGGGTCGAGGCGTGACACGATATGAACCACGACGAGATCCGAAAAGCACTCGCGGCGGCGACGCCGGTGCCGTGGTGCTACGAGCCGCATTGTTCTGTCGTCACCGGGCCAGAGGGTGAGGACGTATGCCGGGTTTACCACGAGTGCAACACTGTGCTGATCGAGAACGCCCCGACGTGGCTCTCCTGGTGCCTCGACCAGATCGAGCGGCGGGATGCGATGCTGTGCGAGTTCATCGAAGACGTTGAATACCGCGACCGCTGCGAAGACACGGCACCGTCGAATGTCGAGATGGAAAGGTGCGCCGAGGCGCGGAAACTGCTGGAGGAAAGCAAATGAAGATGAAGCCATGCCCGCACGCGAAGGAGTGCACGAACATGCTTGAGGGGAACTTTTGCGAACACTCTGTTGAGCACGAGCGCGACAGTCTGTGTGACCTCGTCGCGTCAGACAATGCGTGCCCGCCAGGATACAAATGCGCGCCCGTGAAGCCGAAACGCAAGACTGTGACGGCGTGGCGCGTACATGTCGACTGCGTCAGCCGCTCTAACGCCAGGATGATGGCGATAGAGATGCGACGGATATTCCCGCAGATCGGCGTGCGAGGGCCGGTCAAGGTGGTGCTGCCGTGACAGACACTCGATCAGATATCGATAACATGCACTTGAATCTCGAAGAGAAAATTTCTGCCGCCTCCGATGCGCACGTAGACGTAATGGCGATGAAGATCGGGATCAAGTGTTTCAACGACGAAAAAACAAACGAACTGATTGCCTCTCTCAAAAAATCAGCGCAATGTCTGCCTGCTGAACTGAGAACTCTTCGGAACCAGTTGTTCGCCGCAGCCAACAACATCGATTGTCTCAGAAATTGGCGAGACGCTGTAGAGGAAGAGTGCATTGTCGCGGAGATCGGATGGACAGAGAACGCAAAAGAATCTCTGTCGAGGCTTATCAACTGGCACGTTACCGTTGCTCTCGATCCGCAGGTGTCGAATGCGGCAAAAGCGTTGATTCAGAGAGGACGAACCGAGGCTGATGCTGATCTGCGCGGGAGTGATTAAGTATATATGGCGGAATTTAAGACGCTCAAAATGCTCAAAGCAACACGTACGCGAAAGATATTCGACATCGAGAACGAGCGATGCCGAAACTGTGGTTGTCATGTGTGCGAAGTAATAGAGGACTTGACCAAGGAGTTTGAGAGGAAATTCCAAGGGAGAAAGAAATCGCTCGTTGTGTGCTCCTTTGAGATCGCAAACTTGTGCTACGAATGTCGCCACAAAGATACATCTATTGACGAGGCTTTGCGTTGTGCGCTCGACATCCTGGGCTCCGCACTTGGACGTGACGGCAATGAGAGGCTTCGCAAGTGCTCGCCTAAAAAACAAGATAGAGCACCACGGCAAAGGCCGGAAGGTTCAAGAAGTCCCGATGACTAGCGACGTGATTGAGCAAAGACTAAGCTCAGGAGACGCTGTTAGGGTTTGCTCGATAACAATTTCTCAGCACGGTATGAATCCGGCAGTGCTCGCATTACCAGAGCCAGAGCGCGAGGTTTTGCGTCTGCGCGGAATGAATCTGTCGTTTTCAGAGATCGCGAAAATGATGCGGATTACGAAGATGCAGGCGTTTGAAATGCACAGAATTGCAGCGGCGAAGATCAGGTTTCTGGCAACATTCAGAGAGCTTTTGCTTATGGACTTCGCTGCATTTTCCGCGTTCCTGGGAGGTGTAAGGTGCGAGTGCTGCCCGTATTTGTGACGTCCTTGCGGTTATGTGTGAGCGTTGCAACGCAGAACGCCCCCTTTGGTGAGTACGACTCATGAGCACCGCAAACAACGAGCGGAGACGAAAGACAGGCATAATCGGCCGTCGGTTGCCACCGAACAAGGCCGCGCATCTTCAGCGCGCGCGCGATCTTGTTGCTGCTGGAAATTCATGGAGAGAGGTTCAGCGAGAGACCGGGATACACGAGAACACGCTGAAAAGCAGGGCAAAAAGGGAAGGATGGTATGTCCCGCCTCGCTCCCCAGGGATCGACAAAAGCCCTCCGCCTATTGTTCCTGAGCAACCAGCAGTCGGCGAGAGCCCGCCGGAAGTCGGCCTTCTCCCAACCGTCGAAGGAATCCAGCGCCTTCTTGCGTGGGCGTGCAATCAGTCCGCAAAACTATGCCGCGGCAACCACGCCCGCATGCTCGATCTGGTCAAGGTTCTTTCGGACGCCTTGAAAGCAACCGCGAGCGCAAAGATCGCTGACGCCGGTAACAGCGGCCCCGGGAAGATCGACGATGCGTCTCTGAAGAAAATCTTCGACGACGCGATGGCTTGTGGCAAGGTTCCGACGCGTCCTATTCCGAGCGCCTTCGAGCGGGGCGAGGTTCCCGCGACGAGCAAGTGACCCATCCGTGGTCAAAACTTCACCCGGTCCAGTGGGGCCGGATGATTCTTCGGTCTCACTTCAAGGTCGATAGTCCGGCGTTCCATTGGGAACTTGCCGACATGGTTGCCGGCGACGCTCCGAGGGTAGCGCTGGCTGCGCCGCGCGGACACGCCAAATCGACGCTCGCTTCGCTGTGTTGCCTTCTTCATGGCGCAGCACACAAGAAATTCAAGTTTGCGCTCCTGGTCAGCGACACGGCGTCGCAGGCGGAAATGTTCCTCGAGGATTTCAGGCGTGAGGTCGAGCAAAATGATGCCTTGCGCGTGGCGTATCCAGACGTTCGGCCCGGCAAACCGTGGTCAGAGGGCAAGCTCCGCCTTTCCAACGGCGTCTACATCCAGGCGGTCGGGGCCGGCATGAAACTGCGCGGTCGAAAAACCGGCGGCGATCGTCCTGACCTGATCCTCGTTGACGACCTCGAGAACGATGACTTGGTTGCAAGCTTTGAGCGTCGTCAGAAGCTTCGCCGTTGGTTCAGAGCGACGATCATCCCGATGCTGTCTCCTGGCGGTCGGATTGTTGTGCTTGGCACGATTCTGCATCGAGACTCGCTGCTTTCTCGACTGCTCCGCAACGAGAACTGGGTTCGCAGACGCTGGGCCGCGCTCGCGCCAGACGGCCGGTCGTCGCTATGGCCCGGCTGGATTCCGGCAGAAAAGTTGATTCGAGAGCGCGAAGAGGCTCGACAAGATGGCCTGTTGGCGACCTGGTATCAGGAGTTTCAGAACGTGGCCATCCCCGAGGAAGAATCTGCGTTCAAGACCGAAGACATCCGGTACTTCGATTCTCTTCCTGAGCGCGCCGACGACGAAGACGAGCGCAAGATTTTCCGCTCACTCTATGTCGATCCCGCCATTGGCGACAAAGAGCGGCATGACTACACGGCTTACACCGTCGTCTATGCGACGCATGACGGCCGATGGTTCGTGGTCGACGCGTTTCGCAGGCGAGACGATCCGTCGAAGATTGTCGACACGATCAAGCGTCTCCACCAAAAGCACAAGCTCGACGTTATCGGAATTGAGTCTGTGCAGTACCAGAAGGCACTCGCGTTTTGGGCGCAACGCGAGGAAGAATACCTGCCGATCGAGGCTATTACTCCTGACACCGACAAACGCCGGCGCATCCTCGCCCTTCAGCCGTACTATCGTGCAGGGCGCGTGTTTCACTACGAGAGACTTCCGACCAGGCTCGAAGAAGAGCTTCTGAACATCGACAGCGTCGACCATGATGACCTCGCCGACTCACTGGCTGGGCATCTGTTCATCACGCTACGCCCAGAGCCTCCGGCGAAACGAGACCGGCCGCTCGACGACGCCACGTCCGAGCGCGCACGAGAACACCGCCGAGAGATCGAAAGACAGGCAAGGCTGAAACGTCGGGGGATCTGGTAGGACCGTTGCAACGCTCCGCGCACCCCATGGTGAGAACACATTTCGCCAGAGGTGCGTGCGATGGCAAAAAACGAACTGCTGAAACGTCGGATCGAGTCTGAAAAAGACCTTCTTGGCTGGCTCGAAACGGTGATTGAACGCGAGTCGAAGCGATATCGCGTTGTCTGGGCCGAGTGGATCGAAAACCTCGCGGCGTTTCACGGTCGCACTGACCTGAAGGTCTCGCAGGATCTTCGCCTGATTTCGTTCATCTCCCCGCGGCAGATGAAGGAGATGGAAAAGATCGTCGTCAATCTCGTGCAGCCTCATGTTCGCACGCTCGCGGCGAAGCTGCAGAAGTCGCACCCGATTCTCAACGCCCTTCCCGCGACAAACGACGAGTCGGACGTTCTGGCCGCGAAGGTCGCTGACAAGATTCTCGGTGCCGAGTGGCGCACCCAGCAGATGGACTTGCGTCGGCTCGAAACTGCGGCGTGGGTTGGTGCCACTGGCAACGGGTTCTGGCGCTTGTTTTTCGATCCAAAGTCGGGGAACGCCGGCCGCATGGGACCGGTCGGTCAGATCTTCACCGATGTTCCGAGTCCGTTCAAGACGATCATCGAGCCGCACCGATCGAGCGTCGACAAGGCGCGCTGGGCCGTCATCCGTGACTTCGTTCCGGTCGACCAGGCCATCGAGATGTACGGCAGCGACTACTTCGAGCGCACGGGTGAAAAACTTGTCATCGGCTCATCGGACCGCGACGACAGCGAACCTGGGTTCCGTCAACTTGGCAAGTCATCCAGCAAGTTCGACCTCGGCGACTTGATGCTCGAGATGATCGGCATCGCTTCAGCCGACAACAACGAGGACGACTACGTTGAACTTCGCACTCTCTACCACCTGCCAACCGAGCGGTATCCGGTCGGTATTTACGCCGTCTGCACGGCAAAGAAAGTTCTCTACGTCGGCCCGTTCGACTTCGGTATCAAGACGCTCCCGCTCATGCATTTCCGCGATGTGGCTTGCCCGTGGCGTCTGCACGGCGACGCCAGCGCAACGCAGGTCCGGTATGCGCAGGACACCTACTGCAACCTACGAAACCTCGAACTGCTGTTCCACTACGACAGCGTCAACTCGAAGTGGCTTGTCCCGAAAGGTTGGGGCGGAGACCGCGATGGCCTGGTCAGCCGTGACAACCAGGTCGTTGAGTATCAGGCGCGTCAGGATCTCCCAAAGCCCGAGCGTGTTCCCGCAACCGGGGCTCCCGGAAGCATCTACAACTCGATCAACCTCGCACGGGACGAAGCGAACCGCACGAGCGGCATGAACGAAGCTTCACAGGGTATTGCTCCCGCTGGCGTGTCCGCTGGGCGTGCGCTTCTTGCGTTGCAAGAGCAGGACGACACACGTCTTGGAACCAGCGTGCAGATGGCCGAGGCCGAGTATGGCCGCTGGGGAACGATGGTCCTTGGCATGGCGCGCCGCTTCTACGACGAACCGCGCAAATACGCGATCACCGGTGACGTGTTGAGCGGTTCGATATTCTTCTTCGATCGGTCCGACATGAAAGACACCGCTGACGTGATCTGCCAGCCCAACAGTGCCATGCCAAAGAACAAATACGCACAGCAGGACGCGGTCCTTGGCTTCTTCCAGGCCGGCGTTCTCGGTGATCCTGCGAGCGAAGAAACGCGCATCAAGGCCCGCCGCATGCTCGAGTTCGGCCAGAAAGACGACTTCCACGACGACGATGCGCAGGACGAGGCCGTTGCAGAGAAAGAAAACGTCGCCATGGTCTCGATGCATCAGCAGATCTCGCAGCAACTGCAAGGTCAGATGCAGCAGGCGCAAATGATGGGCATCGATCCGATGGTGGCGCAGCAAATGTATCAGCAGGCCCTAATGCAAGCCGTGATGCCGGTGGAGCGATGGGACATGCACCTTGTTCATCTTCGCGTGCACCTGCGAAGGTTCCGCCAGCCTGGGGTTCGCGACAATCCAGATATGGCGAACATCATCAAGGCGCACATGGATCAACATGTACAGGCGATGCAGCCACCTGCGCCTCCGCCGATGCCTGGCACTCCTGGCTCTCAGCCGGGTGGATCTTTGCCTCCTGAAATGCAGGCCCAGCAACAGATTGCAATGGATCAAGGCCAGCAACCAGGAGCCGTTGCAACGCAGCAAACCCCCCAAGGTGGAACGATGCAAAATTCAAAACCCGATCAACGCGATCAGCAAATCCTACCAAGTGATTTCCAGTAACACGCGAGGAGGCACCCGCAAATGACCGAACCGATGAACAACAACCCGACAGCACCGAGTAGCAATCAGGCCCCGTCGCAGGCAGCGCCGCCTCCGGCGCCCACCTCTCCGGCTCAGGCTCCGGCGCCAGGCGCAAGCGCGCCATCGCCGACTCCCGCGCCAACACAGGGGCCGCAGGCCGACCAACCGCCGGCGTGGTATACCGCGATGCGCGACGCCGGAAAGCGCAACGCCGAGCGCATGACCCGCGACATCCGCCGCGATGAACCGAAGCCTGCCGACAACTCGCGCGCCGAAGCATTCCGCCAGCGCCTCGCTGGTGACCTGGCCGGCGACGAGTCGACGCAGCGCGTTGTCGAACCGCCGGCAACTGCGTTGCCTTCGGCCGATCCCTCTCCCGCGCAGTCTCCTGCTCCTGCCCAGGCTGTGGCTCCGGCAGAGCAAGAGCCACAACACCTTCCCTCGACGATCAAGATCGGCGACGCCGAACTGACTGCAGATCAGGTCGCGCAGTATGTGCAGGGGTTCAACTACTACCACCAGAATCTCGCCAAGTTCGAGCAGGATCGGCAGGCCGCCATCTCCACTGCGCAAGAGAAACTGTCGCAGGCCGAGCGCGTCATGGCCGACTACAACCAGCGCATGTCCGGGCCAGAGGGTGTGATTCTACAGGCGCTCTCTACGAACGAAGAGTTTCGCAACGGCGTGATGGAACTGATCGACAAGGTTGCGCCGAACTCGGCGAGCAAGGTCGCTGTCAGCGCTGCCGACCAGAAGATCAGTGATCTTGAAAAGCGCGTTCAGGAGTTCAACCAGCGCGAACAGCAACGCGAACAGCAGGCTGCGCAGGCCGCTCGTGCTGCACAAGAGCAATACGTTATCCAGCAGGTCAACAGTGCAGTTACGAGGATGAAGGCCGAGATGAGCATTCCCGACTCGGTCATGGAACGAATCAACGACACCGCTCTCGCGCTGTATCACGCCGGCAAGATGCCGCTCGATCCTGGACAGATCTGCGGTTGGTATCAGCGCGTCATGCAGGCAGAGGCCGAATCGATTCGTGCCGCAGTCGAGAACGACCGCCGATCGTTCGCTCAGTCTCGCCAGCCGGCGCCACCGCCTCCTCCGGTCAACGCCGGCACACCACCGGTTTCGGATCCGGCTCCGAAAGAGTTCGGTCGAGCAATGGTCAATCGCCTGGCGCAACGGTTGCGTCTGGCAGGGATGGGATAAGCAACCCGCCGATGGCGCATAGCCACGGCAATACTTTGTAAATTCTTCAAGGAGAAGAACCATGAGTGACTATGCGATCAAGTCTGCCATCGAAGGGATGTTGAAAGAGGACTACTTGCCCGCGATTCGCGAGCAGTTCTCCTACATGCGCGTGCTCGATTCGATTCTCGAGCACAACAGCGAAGACGTGAGCGGTCTGGAAGCGATCATGGCTGTCCGCACTGCCGGCAATGTCGGCGTCGGCTTCCGCGATGACGATGCCAGCCTGCCCGCCGCCGGTCGCCAGACGATCAAGAAGTTGCGCGTTCCGATGCGCTACCTGTACGGTCGCTGCGCGTTCACCGGTCCGGCCATGCGCGCCAGCAAGGACAGCGCCACCGCGTATGCCAAGGTCATGGACGACGAGATGGCGTCGCTGACCAAGG